CGTTGATCTGACGAACATTTACGTGCTTATACAGTTTGGAATACTCCAGGATATTCTCTCTGATCAGACCGAGCATTACTTCCGGAATTGTCAGACCGACATTCGTAAGCGCTCTCTTCTCTTTAATTGCTGATCTCGTTTCTGCCAGGAATGCCTGCACGTCCTCTCTCTGGAAGAACATATCTCTTTCCTGTGCATTCATGCCATAGAACTTTCTTGTGTTCATAGTTCTGTTAACCGTCCTTTCTTCTGGAATTGGTTCTACATTAACTGGCTCAGCCTGTGCCGCTTCAATCTCATCGAGTTCTGCTTCAAGGCCTCTGATCTCCTCGTCCAGATCCGTCACGGCTGAGTTGTGTTCATTCATTTCGCTCTCGAACTGTTCGATTGCCTCGTTAACGGCGTCCCTCTGTTCTTCTGTCTCGACCTCTTCGATCGCAGACTCCAGCTCAGCGCGTCTCGTTTCAAACTCGGCGCCACGCTTCTCGAGTTCGGCCATTGCCTTGCGCTTATTGTCCAGTTCCTTCTTGAGCATTAATGTTCTTAAAGCCATTAGCTTGCTCCTTTCAGCTTTTCTCTCATTTCTGCTTTCCACTTTTCAGCTTCGCGCTTCATGAGAATTTCTTTTTCTTTAGTTCTTGCGTCCAGCTCTGTGTCTTCATAAGCCGGAAACGCCACAATTGAACATTCGTACAGTTTGACCTTCTTGATAGTCCAATGGACACTTCCATCTTCGCGGAATTCGGTTTCCTCTTCTAAAATGTCGAAGCCAAAACTTGCTTGGGTGATGTCCCCCCTGTCAACCCTTGCGAGTACGTTCATCGCTTCTTGATCGTTCGGATTGACCAAAACGCGACCCCATAACCCGCGCGAAGTGATAGAGACTTCAAAAGTATTCGCGGACGTTCTCCCTAAAACAATTCTTGTATCGTGGTCGGCTAAACACCGAATGTCATCGTTTATAGTTTCATCGAATGCGTGAGGATCTACGGATTCGCTCATGCCAGGCCCGATGTTATAGTCGGAGTTAAACACTGCGAATAATCCTTCGATATAGCGTTTTCCGTTTTCTTCTGCAGAACGGAATTCGCCTGGAACACATTTCATTCTCTTTGTTCCGAGTTCAAAATTTGACATTTCATTTCCTCCAGTTCTTGAATGGTGTTTGGTAAGCATTGCCACCGTCTTCCTTTTACAATGTCGTATACTGTTTGGCGTGTTATCGGATAATCCTTTGATATCTCCGTTTGGCTTTCGCCATATAAATAACGAAGCCTTATTTCAATGACTTCGCCTTTTGTCAATTTATGTGATGTTGAGCCTTCGCCCGAATATAATTTTCTTAATTTTTCTTTGTGTTCTTCGGTGATTGTTCTGCCCTTGAGCTTTTCGCTCACTTGCTTTTTCTTCCATTCAGGACAAGGCTTCCCTTTGTTCCACGACGGTTTGCCCTTCCACCTTGCAGACAATTTTTCGTGATGTCTAGCGGCAAATACCGGGTCTTCGGCAAGATGCCTTTTAAGGCTCTCTGCTCTTTTGCGAATCGTTTCTTCGCTTATTTTCTTGCCTTTGTTCCCTTCTGATATTTTCCTGCGTGTTTCAACAGAACACGGTCTCCCTGTTGTAGACTTTCCACCTTCGCATTGATTGTAGCCATTGTAAAACGAGTCGTATTCCGCTATCCAGTAGATTTCTCTTTCATTGAGGTCTGCTACTGAACACTGCTCGATTATTTCAAAGTCGAATCGTGCCCCATTGTTCCATGCTCTCTGCAAGTGTACATTCGGGTGTCTTCCGCTTTTCAAAGCTCCAAAATGCTCGTTCTTCCTTTTGCGAACATCGACCGATTGACCGATGTATCTCTTGCCGTTTTCTCTATTGACCAGCGAATAAATACCGCTCTTCATAAGCCTACTCCCTTCATAAGCTCTCCCAAAATAACGGCAAGGAAGGCGCTGGGAATGCGCTTTTCAACCCGTCGGTCTATCCTTGCCGGTATTAACTTATTTTTCTTTATCCCTCACTACACAATCTTTCGCGTTATCGGTTTGGTAATATTTCATTGACACCGCGCAGTAACGAACGTGAACGCAGACGTTCTTCGTTGCCGTGCACATTATCTTCTTCTTGTCCATGTACGCCTTTTTACATATCAGCATTCACCTACCTCCTAACTAGGTCAATCCTGAACCAACTTCTTTTGAAGTGCGCCTTTAACTGCGCATTCGTTACATAACAATGCCATTTACTCACCTTCCTGATATTCCCAATAAAATCCGTTTGCATAAGGTCTAAGCCCTTTACAGCACATACAGATGTTGCCTTGACTGATTCCGAGGAAACGAGCAGCTTTATAAATTGAGCTAAATGCAACTTGTTCGCCTGTTTCGATATTCGTGCCTATAACAGCTTTAGGCGAAACATCGTCTTTCCTCAAACCTGATTCATATGCGTGTTTAAGATTTTCTGCATGGGTAACCCATTCAAGATTTTCCGCGCGATTATCAGATTTGTCTCCGTTAATATGGTTTACTTCTTCAGCATCATTCGGACATTCGACAAATGCTCCTGCTATCAACCTGTGTATTAGGAAGTTATTCCTCTCTCCGTTATCGTCTATCAAAATTACTTCGTAGTATCCTGATTTCTTTTTGTTCCCATACATGACGTGACCCGTCATGCGATTGATAACACATCCTTCTTCACAAATCAGATAATTATCAAATCCGTCAAGGCGTTTGAAGTTACTCATCCAGCTCTCCCTCCTGATATAGTTTTTTCTGCATTCCGCTCATGTCATACGGCAAATAGTTTTCTAGTATCCTAAACTCATCGAGGCCGTCTGCCGGACTCATGCCGATTCGGTCACGCACCTCGTTACCAGTTACGAAGCCTCGGTCTGATAACGATCCGAATACATTCGCAATGGTCTGAATATCCCAGTTCATCAGAGACAGGATATTGAACTTCACATACCACTTCGGGTTGAGAATCAACTTCCGCGTCAGTTCCTGTTCGATCTCTTCGGCGATCACCCTGACCGTGTTGCTGATAAAGCTGTTCCATTCGTCCTTGTTGTACGTCCCTACTCCCAGCACGAACGGCGGCACACCGATGATCGATGCGACCGTCCTCTTATCGAACTCGACCGAATCGCTGATCGCAAGGTCCGCAATAGACAACGGCTTGACCGTCTGGACCTCAAACTGGTCTGCCGGTATCAGCCACGGCTCACCAACGTCATTGCTCTTCACATAAGAATCAAGCAGCTTCTGTCTACCTTCCGGGCTAGAGAACTCTTCGGTCAACGCGTCCACCTTTACGATGATGGACGGCTTCCATTTCGAGCTCATGAAACCCTTCTTCGTGACCGATGCCTGTTTTAGGTTGTTGGCAACGTCTGATAGAAGCACCGTCAGCCCTTTGCCCTTCCACGGATAGAAGCGATCCGGGTTATCGACAAAATGCAGAACGTCGTTCGGATCGTATGACTTGCCGTCAATCACGATCTGATACTTCGTCCCGCTGATCGGCGGCAAGAATGAAACGCGCCCGGCCGGTATCGGTTCCAGGTTGGACAGATAGCCTCGGCTGGTGTACACCTTCACGACCGAATTGCCTCTGCCGTAAAGAAGCATATTCATGACGATAGCCTCCATCCATGTCCGCCTCGTCATATACCGGCACGGTTCGATGTCCAACTTCCTTGATAGCTCATTGAAGATCCTGACGTCTCCACTATCTCCGTTCTCCATCAACATGATCGGCATTGATGAGATCAGCGACGCGATCTTCCTGCAGGCCGTGAACACTTCCGGATTGTCAGCCAGCGAAGTGTATCCGCTGCAGACCAGGTCGGTGTCGCTATCAGCAACTACGATCCCGATACATGACGAAGTGCTCGTCGACCCATCTCTTTGCTGCTGCAGTTCCCTCTTTCTCTTTTTGCTTTTGCTCATCTGCTATTTACCCCACCATTCCTTCGCCTTTTCTCTGCGCTCCATATTCTCCAGCAACTGAACCGCTCCGAATACAGACGCGTCGAACAGGTCGATTCTCTGCTCTGGTGATACCTTCTCGTATTGGACCATATCATCTGTCTTCTCGATGGCCTTCACGTTCTGAACGCAATATTCATAAGCCTCGGAGTGCAGATAATATAGTTTTTTATCTTTAGCCGCCTTCTCTATATGCCTGAAGCCCT